TCCTTCATAATTTGGTACAGGCATCCATACTTCAGGAGAATTTTTCATGATGAGTCCTAAGCAAAAAGAAAAAGTAGCCAAAGTATATCAGGAATACAAAGACAAGAAGTTGCACTCTGGCAAGGGTGGTGCTGTTGTAAAAAACCCTAAACAAGCAATTGCCATCGCCATTTCCGAATCCAAACGGATGAAAAAGAAATGAAATGCCCTATCGCAACCCATGACATCAAGGTCAATTTGAAAGCCCGTGATTGGGCGTTTAAGAATGTTGGATATGGTCCTGCCAATCCAGAGGAAGAGAACGAAGACTTCTGGAATGCCCGAGCAGAAGAGTGGCAGACTCCTGTTGAAGAGGCCAAGACCATGCGTTGCGGTAACTGCGCTGCCTTCATCCAGACCCCAGAGATGATGGACTGTATCCTAAAAGGTATAGATGAAGAGACTGATGGCTATGCCAAAGATGTCCAAGGTGCGGCTAATCTTGGCTACTGTGAGCTATTTGACTTCAAATGTGCAGGTGAGCGTACCTGTTCAGCATGGTTGTCTGGTGGCCCTATTACCCAGAAAATGACTAAGAATCAGCAGAATATGTTGATGATGGCTAAAACCGAATACGACATGGAAGACGAGGAAGATTAAATGGACTGGTTTACTGCTCTACTAGAATCGTTTACTCCTGCTATTGGTAGTTTTGCCCAAAACCAATTAGGCCAACAAGTCGCTCCTGCTATGGATGTCTATAACACCATGACCAACCCAAATGCCTCTATGGGTGACATGGCTAACTCAGCATTCAAATACTCTTTCAATCCTAAAGAAGATGAAAAAGCTCTTATGTCTCCATCAATGGGTAATCCCTATGGTGGCATGGCTAACAATTATGTTGGCGGCATCCCTTCTCTATTACAGAATACTGGTTCTGGAATCATCCCTTATATCGGCTCACGATAAGGAAATAATATGTACGAAAACCCAATGTTAATGGCTGAAACTCTCCAAGGCCAAATGGAAGGCAATGAGGTAATGTCTGAAGAGCAACTTCAAGGCGTTATCTCTGCTGAAATCAATGATGCTATTTCCTTTATTGATGATGACATTGGTGGCAATCGTGCAAAAGCTACCGAGTATTACTATGGCGCTCCCTTTGGTGATGAAGAGGAAGGTCGTTCACAAGTTGTGTCAATGGATGTCCGAGACACAGTACAAGGTATTCTTCCAAGCCTGATGCGCATTTTCTTTGGCCCAGAGCGTGTGGTTGAGTTTGCCCCCCAAGGTCCAGAAGATGTGATGGGTGCTGAACAAGCAACTGACTATGTAGACTTTATCTTCAAGCGTGATAACCCAGGTTTTAAGATTCTTCACTCTGCTTTCAAAGACGCCTTAGTTCGCAAGTGCGGTATCGTTAAGTACTGGTGGGATGAGTCAACAGAAGTTCGTGCTGAATCATTCTCTATGCTTGATGAGCAAAGCATGATGATGTTGACAGAAGATCCAAATGTTGAGATCTCTGCGGTGCGTGAGTATCCTGTGCCTGGTACTGAGCCAATGAACGAAGCTCAAGCCATTATGACTCCACCACCCATGATGTACGATGTGGAGATCAAGCGCAGAATTAAGACTGGTAAAGTAAAGATTGAAGCTTTGCCACCAGAAGAGTTCCTGATTGACCGCAGAGCTAAATCCATTGAGGAAGCTATTTTCGTTGGTCATCGCACAATGAAGACTGTTTCTGACCTTGTAGCTATGGGCTATGACTATGATGAAATGGTTGAAGCTGCAGGTAATGGTAACGACTTTGACAACAATGACGAGTACCAAGCTCGTAACCCATTTGCTGTCATCAGTACTGCAAACAATGGTGATCCTTCTAGCAAGAGTGTTTTGTACATTGAAGGCTACTTGAAGGTAGACTTTGATGGAGATGGCATTGCTGAGATGCGCAGAATTTGCACTATTGGTACTGGTAACAAGGTTGTTCGCAATGAGATTGTTGATGACCGCCAGTTTGCTGACTTTTGTCCTGATCCAGAGCCACATACATTTTTTGGTATGTGTCCTGCTGATGTGGTCATGGACATCCAAGAGATTAAGTCCAATGTCCAACGTGGCATCTTGGATTCCTTGGCACAAGCTATCCACCCACGTACAGCCATTGTTGAGGGTCAGGCTAACCTAGAAGATGTGTTGAATACTGAAGTTGGTGCTGTTATTCGCATGAGAGCGCCAGGCATGGTTCAGCCATTTACTACTCCATTTGTTGGTCAGGCAGCATTCCCAATGCTTGACTATTTGGATGACATTAAACAGACCCGTACAGGCATTTCCAAGGCCGCTGCAGGTTTGGATGCAGATGCTCTGCAAAGCACTACCAAAGCCGCTGTTTCTGCGACTGTTAATGCTGCACATCAGCACATTGAGATGATTGCTCGTATCTTTGCTGAAACAGGTATGCGTAAGCTGTTTACAGGCATCTTAAAGTTGGTTGTTGAGAATCAAGATCGTGCAAGAATGGTTCGTTTGCGCAACACATTTGTGCCAATTGACCCCCGTTCTTGGAATGCAAACATGGATGTAATCGTCAATGTTGGTGTCGGTGATGGCACTATTGAAGACCGAATTAACATCTTGAACCAAGTCGCAATGCGGCAGGAAATGCTGATTAAAGAGACTGGTCCTAACAATCCTGTTGTAACAATACCACAGTACACCAACACTTTGACTAAGATGTTGCAACTGGCAGGTATTAAGGATTCACAGAACTACTTTAACCAGTTACCTGCTAACTTCCAACTGCCACAACCACCTGCTCCAAAGCCAACTCCAGAGGAGATGCTGGCTCAAGTACAGGCACAAGCTATTCAAGCTGACATCCAGAAAAAGGCTGCTGAACTGCAGTTGGATCGTGAAAAAGCATTGTTGGCAGATGATCGTGAGCGTGATCGTATTGAGCAAGATGGTATTTTGCGTAGATATGAGCTAGAATTGAAATATGGTGTACAAATTCAAAGTGCGGAGATCAATGCCGCAATGAATAAAGACCGAGAGTTAATCCGTCAACAAGCTGCAATGAGTCAAGTGCCTCAACAGCCCCAACCTATGATGTGATATGGATGAATTAGAAATTAACCTCGCAAGAGGTGACAGAGCGAAGTTACTTCTAGAAGATGAACTCTTGAATGAGTTAATCAAAAAGATAGAAGATGACTGTTACAAAGAGATTCGGAATTCCACAATGATGGAAGGTCCAGTACGAGAACAAGCGTATATGCTCTTGAAGACAGTAGATCTATTGAGAACGAAACTACGCTCTGTTATGGACACAGGTAAGATGGCAGAAGTCGTACTTACACGCCAGCGTGGTCGCCCACCAAAGGCAAAATGATTGTTCAACTAAGAGGTAAATATGTCCGATAACGCACAAGCAGTCGGTTCGATTACAGTAAACCAAGCAGCGCAAAGCTTTGCTACTATGCTAGACAGCCAAGAGGGTGTTGACACTAGTGCAGAGGCGCAACCAGAGGAGGAGCAATCCGAACCTGAGTCTGAGGAAATGGAATCTGCGGAGCCGCAAGATGAAGCAGAGGAAACTTCTGAGGAAGTAGAAGGCGAAGAAGAGGAAGCTGAAGAAGAAGCTCCTAGGGATGAGAAGTTTGTTGTCAAAGTTGATGGCAAAGAAATCGAAGTCCCAAAGGATGAACTTATCCGAGGCTACCAACGTGAAGCTGACTACACACGGAAAACGCAGAAACTAGCAGAAGAGCGCAAATTAGTCGAGTCTGAGTTTCAGCAAGTCCGTGGAGAGCGTGAACAATACGCTCAGATATTAGGACAATTACAGCAGAAATTGCAGGAGTTTGAGCCTCCAGAGCCTGATTGGAATCGTTTAGAAGTTGAAGATCCAACTGAGTATGCCCGTCAATGGACATCACATCAGCGTAGACAACAACAGAAATACGCAGTACAAGCAGAGCAAGATAGGCTCAATCAATTGCGTCAAGCTGAGACACAAAAGCAGATACAAGCTGTTTTAGCGCAGGAAACTGCACGTTTGAAAGAGAAAATTCCTGAGTGGAGTTCTCCAGAGAAAGCTAAATCAGAAGGTAAAGCTTTATTGGAGTATGGTCAGGCTTTGGGCTTTTCCGAGCAGGAACTGAACGGCATTACTGATTCACGGGCATTACTTGCGCTTCACAAGGCGTGGAAGTATGACCAGATGATGAGTAAACGTCCAGAATTCCAAGCAAAGATTAAAAAAGCTCCGAAGATGGCAAGTCCAGGTTCAGCGGGTAGCGTAGGTTCTAAGTCTGGTGAATTAAATAACGCAAAAAAGCGTCTTGCACAATCTGGAAGCGTCAGAGATGCCGCATCCCTTTTCGAGAAATTTATTTAAGGAATTATCATGGCTGCAGTAACGAATACATACACACGATACGATGCTAAAGGCATTCGTGAGGACCTTTCCAACGTCATCTATCAGATCTCTCCAGAAGAGACTCCATTCATGTCTAATGTTGGTCGTGAGAACGTCTCCAACACATTCTTTGAGTGGCAAACAGATGATTTGGCTTCTGCTGTTACAACTAATGCGCAGATCGAGGGTGATGACATCACTTCTTTCACCGCTGTTACTCCTACAGTTCGTTTGGGCAACTACACCCAGATTAGCCGTAAAGACGTAATCATTGCTGGTACTTTGGAAGCTGTTGACAAAGCAGGTCGTCGCTCTGAGTTGAGCTACCAAATGGCTAAAAAATCTGCCGAGCTAAAGCGTGACATGGAGACAACTGCCTTGGCTAACCAAGGTGCTGTCGCTGGTGACACATCTACAGCTCGTAAGACTGGCGCTTTGTTGGCCTTCTTGAAGACCAATACAAACGAAGGTACAGGCGGTGGCGATCCTTCTTACACAACAATCCCAACTGATGACCGCACAGACGCTACTGCTGGCGACTTGCGTTCTTTCAGCGAAGCATTGTTGAAGGACGTTATCCAGAAGGTCTGGACACAAGGTGGCAACCCATCTATGGTCATGGCTGGTCCTGTTAACAAGCAGAACTTGTCTAAGATGACTGGTATTGCTGGTCAGCGTTTCAATGTCAATGGCCCACGTCCTTCCACTATCATCGCCGCTGCAGACATCTATGTCTCAGACTTTGGTAACGTGAGCATTGTTCCCAACCGCTTCCAACGTGAGCGTGATGTTTTCGTGCTTGATCCCGAGTACGCAAGCATTGCTTATCTGCGTCCCTTCCAGACAGTTGAACTGGCTAAGACAGGCGATGCCGAGAAGCGTATGCTGTTGGTTGAGTGGGGCTTGAAAGTGAAGAACGAAAAAGCTCATGGCGCTGTTTACGACTTGAACAGCACAATTCAGTCTTAATCTGAACTAAGGGGTGGGCTAATTACCCACCCTTTTTAATTTATGACAACAAAAATCTTTGACTTTGATCCCATTATGGGAACTAAGAAGCTTTGGCATTACGATGCTCAAACTGACCAAGCTACTATTGAGACAGTAATTGATGCTACTCAAATAGTTGAGGAGAACAAAGAGAGATTTAAATCTTTTGATGAACGAGCAAATTGGAATGGAGATATGCATCATGTGGCATCTATCCCAATGGCTTTGTACTATCAAATGAAAGCTGAAGGAAAACTTGATGACCAAGCTTACATGAAGCGGTGGCTCAATTCGCCAGAAAATAGGTTTTTTAGAACAAGACCAGGGAAAGTATGATGGGAAGACTTGTAGTTTCTTTAGAAAATAAAATATCTAAGTACGCTTCTCCAGAAGCTATTACCGGCTGCATTCTTTGGTCTGGACCAGTATCAAATGGGTATCCTAGGATTTCTTTGTTTAACAAAGAATATAGAGTAAGTCGATATGTGTACAAAAAAATTCATGGTAACTTTGATGAAAACTTAAATGTTTGTCATACTTGTGACAATCCTTTGTGTATAAATCCAGATCATTTATTTCTTGGAACGCATACTGAAAATCAACAAGATAAATTTAAAAAAAATAGACAAGCAAAAGGTGTTACGCATGGTTGTTCAAAACTTAATGATGAGCAAGCAGCGACTGCAAAATTTACATCAATCAAGCCAACTGTTTTGGCAAAAGAGTTTAATTGTTCAGCAACAATAATTAGGCAAATTCGTCAAGGCAAATATTGGAAGCATTTGGAGAAGTTTAATGGATAGTAAGACCATTGGAGTTTTGATTCCAACACGGGACTTTGTTAATTCTGGATTTTCTTATGACCTAGCCAGATTGGTTGGGTTTACAGTAGGCAACACTAACCACAAAGTAGTTTTGTACACTAGCTCTGGCACATTGTTGTCAGCTCAGCGTCAGGATTTGGCTAAATCTGCTATTGAGGCAGGTTGCACACACACATTATGGTTGGATAGCGATATGCGCTTTCCAAAGGACACCATAGTCCGACTATTGCAGCATGATACTGGTATTGTTTGTGCCAATTATGCTAAACGTAGATTCCCTACTGAGCCTATTGCGGTGCGAAAAAATACCACCGATGAGGATGCAAAAACTATTCAGAGGGTATATACTGAAGATCATTCAACTGGATTAGTTGATGTAGATTACTGCGGCATGGGTGTAATGCTCGTAAAAGCCGAAGTCTACAAGACAATGGAATATCCTTGGTTTGCTATCCCTTGGGTTCCAAATGCACAAGACTACATGGGCGAAGATGTCTGGTTTTGTCGCAGAGCTGCCGAGAACGGCACTAAAACCTATATTGACCAAGACCTTTCAAAAGAGGTTCATCATATTGGTTCATTTGAATTCAAACATGAGCATACATTGATGTGCAGGGATGTAGAAAATGGCGCTTGATACTTTTGCAGGACTTAAAACTACGATAGCTGATTATCTCAATCGGGATGATCTGACTAGCATTATTCCTAGTTTTATTGCTCTTGCAGAAGCAAAGTTCAATCGCAAGTTGCGTGTTCGCCAAATGATTAAACGTGCGAATGGACAGATTGAAACAGCATTCTTTGCATACCCATCAGACTGGTTGCAAGCCAAAGAGTTTCAGTTAAACACAAGTCCTATTGTTAGGCTTGAGTTTGTAACTGAGGCTTATGGTGATAGTTTGAAGGCCAGTAGGTATATTGCTACTGGTAAACCAGCTTACTACACAATTACTGGTACGCAGTTGGAGTTTATTCCTGCACCAGATCAAACATATTCCGCAGAACTTACATATTATGCTAAGATTCCTGCGCTGAGTGATTCAAACACAAGCAACTGGCTTCTGGCTTATGCCCCAGACTTGTACTTGTACGGAGCTTTGTTAGAAGCAAGCCCGTACTTGAAAGACGATGAACGTCTTGCCACATGGGGTCAGTTGTATACCAACTCCTTGGGCGACATTGAGGTGGCAGATCAAAGGGCGTCTGTCTCTTCAACTCCTATTGTTCGAGCCCGTTCTTTGGGGTGATATATGGCTTCTTTTACAGATTACACAGAAAACCTAGTTCTTACTTGGTTGTTTACAGGTAGCTCTGCTACTCGTCCAACAGCTTGGTATGTAGGTTTATTTACTGCCGCACCTAGTGATACAGGTGGTGGAACTGAGGTTTCAGGTAGTGGTTATTCCCGTATAGCTACAGGAACAATCTCTGGTAGCGGAACGGCAACAACTTTTACAAATGCAGCAGCCATTGAGTTTGGTGCGGCCTCTGGTGGAAATTGGGGAACAATTGGTTGGGCAGGTATTTTTAGTGCTTCAACTGGTGGCACTTTGCTTGCATGGGCTCCATTGACAACATCAAAAGCAATCAATGACGGAGACATTTTCCGCATTCCTGCTAACAGTTTGACTATCACATTGGCATAACATGGCTGCTTACGGGCGTGGCGATTACAGCGGAGGTAGATACTCCTATGGAGCGTACTTAGGTGCGCTTGCAATAGAGTCTGCTTCTACTGTAGTTGTTGCTGGTGACAGAATTAAAGATGCTCAGTTTGAGATCTATTCAACTAGCTCTGTAGCTGTAGATGCATTAAAGATAG